CCGTTACTTACCTTGAAAGGGTATTACATGAAGAACTTTGTATCGTTCATTCCGCAATCTTTCATTGTGAAAGTTGACGCAAGTCACTTTCCGACGGAAGTTGCGAAAATTGTCATGAAGACCTTAGGTATTGCGTCTGATCAAAATCAGTCTGCAATTACCTCTGATCTTTATGCCCGTTACCTTGCATATAACGCTCGAGGCTACGACACCATTCCTTTTCAGGGCGGTGACGCATTTCTCGATAATAACTACGCAGGGGAAGAGATAGCTTTTGATCGCTTTATTCCATCGGATGCCCGTGCGCTTCAAAGCGTGAGGACATTCGTCAGATCAGTGATCATTCGTAAGAGTAAGGCCCCAAAGGTCTTTCTCGTATCGAATCTATCTTCGGGAGTTACATGTCTTCTTGTTAACCATTTTAATGGCTTGTAACGGGAGGATTCTTAGTCTCTGAGATGAGACTGACTCATCCCTGGTCGCACGATAGGTAATTCACGAGGACCCTCACAGGTTAGCTCGCTACTAGGTCTATGCCTAGATGAAGGACTATCGGACGATCGGGGTAGGTCCAACTAAACTTCCCATTTATAAACACAAGTTTATATGGGACTTCACAACTTTCTAGAGAGTTTAAATGGCTGCTCAAAATGAAGACCTGTACTCCGTTCAAACAGGTTTTAACAAATATGTTAATAACTTGTCTGGCGTTGTTTCTGGCCCAAATTTTGTAGATTTGCCGACTCTTCAGCGACTTGTGATTATAAACAGTGTTAAAACCCCGAATTTTCGCAAGATTAAGAAGTCCCAGTATCCTTTGAATAATTATTCGAAAGAGTCCACAGTAATATGGTCTCCACTGTCTGATTATTCTCAGAGAACTTGGACCTCTGGCCTTGCGACTACACATCCTTATTTCAATGATGGTTCTTACCATTACTTGTATCATGTGATGTCTATGTCGGGCTATAACCTGTCGAATGTCACAGCTGCTATTGACCCTACTGGGGAAGCGGTCAGTAGATTGCTCATCAACCTGTCGGATACTAAGACTAACACTCTTGTGACCGCTGCAGAGATGAACAAAACAGTCGATCACTTAGCTAAAACAGCTAAGAGACTCTTCAATTCCCTTAGGGCATTGAAGAAGGGTGACTTTCTTGGTTTCACCAATGCGCTCGGAGTTACGAGCGGTTCGGCGGGGAAGAAACGCTTTTATCGTAAGAAGAAGGGTGAAAGCAGAAACCCTAATTCCTCACGGTTTGGCGAATATTCCACGTCGACAGCTAGCGGTCGCACACGCGACTTTGCGGCTGAGACTTGGTTGGAATACCAGTACGCTTGGAAGCCGCTCCTGTTTGATGTTTACAGCCATGCGAAAGCATTAGCTGAATTAAACATCGAACACCAGCACGTTATTCGACGTGCTGAGGGGAGCGCACAGTCTCATGCCGACATGACTGTGACGTATCGTCCGCAGTACCAATTGGTCACAAAGCGCTCGGAAGAGCGTAAGTGGTCAAAGGTAGGCGTATTTTACCAGCTTCAGAATGGTGCGCCTAACGCTTTTACGCAGCTAGGGATTGATAATCCTCTTGCTGTTGCGTGGGAACTCGTACCATTCTCGTTCGTTGCTGATTGGTTTTTACCAATCGGCACGTACCTTTCGAACTTAACAGCCTCTGGCGGTTATGTCTTTCACTCTGGTTTTATCTCTCGTAGACGTGTCTGCGAGACAACTTTACAGTTGCAGAGCAATGGACAGGGTTCGACGTACTCCTATTTCTCGACGGATCCTTTTGTCGGGAGTGGATTTGCTCGTAAGCAGGAAGTTTTTATTTCCCGTGAACGAATTTATTCATTTCCGGCACCGAGTTTCCCCGGTTTTAGGGACCCCAGGCGAGGATCAGTCTTAAATGTCGGGACTGAGAATCGCGAAGGTGATGGCGGCGCTCAAAAAGCGCTTAGTGCCATCTCCCTCTTGCAAAGTCTCTTTCTTAAAAATAGATAGAGCATACAATAGAGATTTCCTCTACTGTAAACTTTCCATAAGGAATCGTAATGAGCGCTCGCGCTACCATTACTCTCACGGACGCCACTCCGGTGACGCCCGTAAACCGTGCTTACCTGCCTCAGACGGGCGACGGAAAGATCTTTACCTGGGCCGACTCCACTCAAGGAGTTTGGGCCGGTAAGAACAAACTGTCGCTCCTTCAGAGGCCGGTGAGCAAGGCCGCCAGGAGCACAAAGCTCAACTGGAAGCTCGAGTGCCCCGTCCTCGAGCAGATTGCGGTGTACGGCCCTTATCAGCTGGCGTATACGAACATCGGGACAATCGATCTGGTATTCCATGAACGTGCGACCTCGCAAGAGCGCAAGGACATGTTGTACCAGCTTCGTGACCTCATCGATGAATCGATCGTCACTGATCAGGTCGTTGACCTGAACCTGATTTTTTAGCCATTCGGCTAAAGTCTGAGGTTCACGTCCTTTCGTAGATAACTTAGAAAGGAGGCTTATGCATAAGTATAAGCTTGCACAGATGCTAAGCACTGTGCCTCGTTCAGTATCTGAAAAGTTACTGCAGTCTGTTTTCGAGAAGCTTTGTCAAGCTGTTGACTCTCCTCGCTCTCTAACATGTTGGATTCTCTTTCGTGAGAAAGAATACCAGCAGTTAGTTAGCTTAGAGTGTCACCCTGATGATTATCAATGTTCCGAAAGGTTCGCCGATGATTATCTTGTAAGCAAGATCTTGAGTAAATTTCCGGACTTTAAACATCCAGATTTAAACCCCGAGAAAACTGCTGAAAGCAGCTTTAAGAGCTTCGAAGAGGCTTGTGAGAAAACCAATAAAAGGTTTAAAGAAATTGATCTTGACCCATCTTTATGGGATCCGGAGTTGCATGAGGTATTTCTCCTCGCGCGCCGAAAAATTAGATCAGTTCTCGGAGACCCTGATCTTGGTCGTATCTCAAGTCAATTTGGGTGGGGCCCCGGCGCGACATCTGTCGCGAAGGGAAACCGCACATCAGCCTACGTTAAGTTCGCAAAGCGACCTGACGTTACGAGTAATTGCCTCATCATGGGTCACTGCTGTATAAACAGCATCCCCTCCTGGGTGAACTGCCTGTTACAAACAGGCGAGTTCCCTAGCGTTCCGATCTCTCTTACGAGAGATATGATGAACGTGGTCAGAGGAAATGAGGTCGTGTTCGTTCCGAAGAATGCGAAGACGCATCGGATCATTGCGAAGGAGCCTCATGTGAATTCGTTTTTACAGAAGGGCTTTGGATCAGAGATAAGACGCCTTCTTCGCATACGTGCTGGAGTCAATCTGAAAGATCAGACACTCAATCAGCGCTTAGCTAAGCTTGGGTCAGTCACTGGTGGTTTAGCCACTATTGACCTGAAGGGAGCGAGTGACACAATCTCTTTAGAGCTTGTGCGCTTTCTCCTTCCGGGAAACTGGTTCACGCTTCTTGACCAGATAAGAAGTAAGCAAGGTTTCATCCCTAAAGATAAAACTTGGATTTACTATCAGAAGTTTTCCTCTATGGGAAACGGCTGTACTTTCGAACTTGAAAGTCTTATCTTCTGGGCACTTTGTAAATCGTGCCTGGAAATCGAAGGTCTCGATACCACGCTTAGCGTTTACGGTGACGACTTGATCGTTCCTGTAAATTCCTACGGAGGTATAGTGAAGGTACTCAATTTCGCCGGCTTTACCGTTAACCTTGAGAAGAGTTTCTCTTCTGGGAGGTTCAGGGAGAGCTGCGGAAAGGATTACTTCGACGGAATCGACGTCAGGCCGTACTTCATCAAAGGGAGTATCTCAAATGTCGAATCGCTCTTTAAGCTTGCGAATGGTATTCGGAGGTATAGTCATCGTCGTAGTTTATACGGTTGTGACAAACGCTTCGAAGAGTCGTGGCAAGCAGTCGTTAAGGAAATCCCCGCTGAATTCAAGGATTGTAAGATCCCTGAAGGCTTTGGGGATATTGGCTTAGTCGTAAACTTTGACGAGGCCTGTCCGTCTAAACCCAGGGGTGGGTGGGACGGATACCTTTTCCGGGCGATTATACGTCTTCCTGTGAAGGAAGTAATGAGAGACTCGCATGCGGGTTATACCGCGTGCCTGTCGGCACTTGGGAGTAATCATCAGACCTCCCCGCCTCTAACCTGCTTGCTGCCCTGTAGCCCCTTTGGGGCTAAGAGAGCGTTTGAGCAGTTTTATAAAGACGGGGATTATGAAGGTAAGCTCCCACTCAACGGTCATCACGACCTGAGAGATATGACGTATCCTAAGATGACACGAATTCACGCTTTCGGCTGGCGTGAACTTGGGCCATGGAATAACTAGATTCCTC